CAGAAGTAGTGGCTCTAATAGGAGTTACATCATGGTATTGTGCTCCCAACTCTATGTAGTACTTTAGGTTAGTTCCTACCCCCATGTAATCAGTTCCTACCAAATCCTGCCAATTATGAAGTCCCCTACAAGACCCCAAAAAAGTGTCATTTGAAATCCTTTCCCAACCGCCAATCTTTTCAGGTTTACCACCCCTGAATCTCATCTTGTCCGAATCATACCAAGCGTTATTGTCGGAATACTGAGTACCTTCCTTATAAACTCCTGGACTAAATTTAAACTTGGCTAATGGCATTATGCTTTCCTTCTCCCGCTTCGTTTTTTGTTGTTGCTTCTGTTTTTACCGCTTGCAACAATTTTTAAATTGCTCGGTGCATTATTGCGTGGGTTACCATCTTTATGGTGTACATCCTGACCTTTCTTTACCTTTCCTGCCTTTTTCATTGCATAATTGGCTCGATTACGACCCATTCTATTCTTGACCTGTTCAGGCTTGCTGTGAAAGTCTTTGTATTCCTTTTCGTAATCCCTAGTTCTTTTATACGTCATGTAACATCCTGTCTCTAAGTCTTTTTGCTCGATCTCCTACTTGCGTAGCCCATTTTGAATCCATCATCTCTTTAGCAGCACGTTCCCAATCCGAAACTTGCATAGCATGAATAAAGTTTTTAAATTTACTTAAACGTGGATGACCAAGGTTGAAACACATATTGGCTACTATTCTTTGACGATTATCGTCAAGACTTCGCCACCAAGGTTCTTTCATATCCAATTCTTGGCAAACAATTTCTATGTCATTATCTAAACATTCCCTAATTCTTTGCTCAGAAATAGGAGTACCTACTGGCTTTCCGTACTCTTCATCTTTTTTAGTTATTAAATGTCCTACTCCTAAAGTCTCATAACCAAGATGATCTAAATAGATTTCATATTCAAATCCTTCATCAGCAATAAGCTCTTTCATTAGTTTCTCTTTATCCATCATCTTCTTCCTCATCATCAAGACTTCTGTAATACTCAACAATCGCCAAAATATCTCTCGTATAACGCCTAATTTCTGCCATATTATTACTAATATTTTCATAGTCTTTAGTGGTAAGTGCGTAATAAGCCTGTCTTGGAGCTTTTCCTTCTTCTACTAACTGTAGATATTCTTTCAGAATTTCTGGCGTTAGTATCTCCCAATCCACAGTAACCAGTTGCATTTCCATTGGTAATGGTGGGTGAAACATGGGAGGTCTTTCTGCTATGTTTACTACCTCAACAGGTTTAGTTTTAGTTCCGCCAAACTGAAACATAGAACAGCTTGCCATTAAGACAGAAAGACTAACTACCAGTAGAACTTTCATCGTCTTTCTCATCAAATTGTCGAGGATCAGTTAACTTTATTAAACCATCAAATACACGCTTGGTAGCTTTATTAACCTTACCTTCTAATAATTTAGGTTTAGCCAAAGCTAAAGCATCTAAATCATGTCGGGCAAATGTCTGCTTTAAAGCATTAACTTCACGCATACTTTCTTGATTCTTCCTTGAAAGGTTATCTATTTGAGCGTAAGTCTTTTTCTGCTCCTCTAATTGTTTTTTTATCTGCTCATTTTGTTTCTTAATTTCCCCTTCAAGGACAATGGCATTACTTTTTAAAATAACAATTTCATCATTGAGTTTGCCTATCCAAAAGTATGAACCAGTAGCTACTAAGATTAATGCTATGCCTAAACCTATTGATAATTTCATTTATGCTCCTTTTTTTAAACCTTCCCCTGCCAATTTAGAGCAGGAGCAGACTGACTCCAGACCGACAGGGGTCGGCTAATTTAATATTAACTCCCCCATGTATAAACCTGTAATGGTTTAGCTTTTCCTTTAACTTCTATTGGCTCTAATAACCGCAAATTAAAATCAACATTTTTTGCAGTTTCTTCTCCGATTAATACCCCAACTCCTGCGATCTTCGTACTTGACTCCAATCTAGCAGCGACATTACACGGATCGCCAATTAAAGAGAAAGCAAATCTGTCTGTAGCTCCAAAGTTACCAGCTATACAGACTCCCGAATTAACTCCTATACCTATCGCTATTTCAGGTATACCTTCTTCTTTAAATCTAATGTTTAATTCTTCAATGTTCTTTTCTATTTCTTGAGCTGCTTTTAAAGCCAAGGTGTGATGGTCGTCTTGTGGAATAATTGTATTCCAGTGAAACATACCCGCATCACCAATAAATTTATCTGTGCAACCAAAGTATTTATTAGCTGCTTTAACCTGTACGTCTAATACACTATTCATAATGTATGTAACCATTTCAGGTTCTACCGACTCTGAAAGACTGGTAAATCCCCTAAGATCAGTAAATATAATAGAACAATCAACTCTCTTACCATTGACCTGACACAACTCAGGATTGTCCTGTAGTTTCTTCACCATTCTAGGGTCCAGATACTTCCCGAATTGTGCTTTGATCTGTTGTCTTAACTTATATTGTTCTCGGAAACGCAGATAAAAGGCTGTAGACGCTGTAATAAATTGTGATATTAAAGTCCAAGTAACATCTATAAGAAGTCCCTGTTGTATTAAGTAATACCCACTCCCTGCTGTTAATAAAAACAATAGACCACTAAAAGATATGCCTAAAGTTATGCCGAAAATATTTATTAGAAACCATGCTAAGAGAACGGTAACACCAAACGCCAACACCTCTGCTGCTAGGCTCCAGTCAGGAACATAAGGACTGTCCTCAATTAGTATGCTTTCTGCGAGTGCCGCTTGTATCTTGTGTGGTTCTAAAAGTTGACCATTAGGTACAGACAGTTGTGGCATTATGCCTTTAGCCGTAAAGCCTACAAAGACAAACTTATCTTTGACCTGCATTTCCTGTAGATCAGTTTGCGGTGTATCGACCCAACTAATCCACTTACGTCCTAGTGAGTCAACAGATACAGGATTTAATCCTCTAACCCGTATTTCCTCTACTCCATTCTCATTCGTTTTAATTAAATAAGTGTCTGCCCCAGCTAGTATTTTCAATACTTCCGTGCCATAAGCAGGGACCCAACCATCTGGAGTTCTTAGCAATAAAGGTAAACGTCTTACTAAAGAATCCACCTCTGTTCTAGCTACGGCAATCCCTTGATTGGCATTCTGTTTAAGAATATCAATATTTTGTATAACCCCTTCTGCATCAATACCTCCGAGGTCTTCTCCCATAATCACAGTACCTGTAGTCGGTGGGTAGTCTCCGCTATTGTTTTCAAACATCGCCAAGACGCTGGGAGCATAAGCTAGTGTTTCTGCAAATACTGAGTCTCCTCCAAACCGATCAGGTTGTGGGAAAGCCATAACCCAACCAACTCCAATCGCTCCTCTGTTTAATAAGTCAATTTGTATTTCAGCTAATCGCTGTCTGGGTAATGGATAACCTCCTTCACTCTCAATATCATTTTCCGTAATATTTAATATAGTAAAGTAACCAGAAGGTTCTTTCTCTGGAATCAAAGCATCAAAAGTTTTAAGCTTAATTATTTCTAAAGCACTCCAGCTAAATAATAAAGGCATTATTAAAGTGCCTGTAATTAGCACCCCAACCAGCCATTTGTTCATTGTTGAGTTATTGAAATGGTTTTATTACAACCACTACCACTACAATTAAACTGAGCGGAATAGGATTGATTTGATGATCCTTTTTGTATCACATCCACATCGTAGTCTGTAGTGTAAAATCGCATATACGCAGTATGGGCTCCGTTCCCCTGTTGGGTTAGGTTAACGTCATTGTCATCCCCACCACTGTAAAAGATTATATCTGCGTCTTTGTTCCCTGAACCCTTTTGAATTAATCTAGTGGAGTTATTATCTCCCCCAGGGTAATTAAGTACATAGGCATTGTGGTTCCCCGTCCCTTCTTGAGTTATCCATGTATCAGTATCATCTCCAAACGCATAGATTTTGGCATAGTAGTCATCGCCTAGCTGTTCTATTTTATATACATTGTCATCACCCGAACCCAGTATCCATGCTTGGTTATCATTACCATCTTGAATAATTGTTGAAGTGTTGTCGTCTTCGTCCATATCTATAACGGCGTAGTTATCGTTGCCGTCAACAGTGGTTATCCAACTTTGCCCTGTGTGGTTAGACCAAACGGATTGTGAATAAACTATATTGGAATTACCTGTAACACTTGCAGTAATAGTGGCGTTGTCGCAGGTATGTGTGTTAAGTAATGAATTATCAAAACTTCCCAATCCACAATAAACACCTGTAGTATTACTATTACCAGCTTGTTTAATTATTATAGTTGAGCCACTTCCTTTTGTTTGTAGTGTTATCAGGTTATCCCCTGCAAAAACACTACAACTAAGGAGACTGAAAAATAATAATCGTATTATCCCCTGCACCATTTACCTCTATCTCCATTATGATACCAGCCGTATTTATATTCAAATAAGTAGCTGCGTATTTATCCAATCCAATATCAAATGTATTACTGCCTTGATGAACCAAGTGTAAGTATTCTCCTTCTACAAAGGAATAGGTTTGATAGACTGGGTCAAATCCTGGAATAATACCTGTTAGTTCTATGCCGTCTAATTCTCCCCCTGATTCAGTTTTCTTTTTAGAACCTGTTTCCACTATAGCTAACAGGTCCACTAAGAAATCAAAACTCAATAAGTCTATATCCAATCTGGATATTTCTTCTTCTTCCTCTAGATAGTCTTTCTCTAAATCGTTTCCTTCCTCAAAAAAATCTTTATCCAGTTCTGTCTTAGCGTCTGCTTGTTGTTCTTCTACAGCTTCGACTACTTCTGGAGGCTGACTAACAATTAACATATTATCTATTAAGCCGAGTGTAATATTACCCAAGACTACCGCCTTAGTGGGTTGCGATTCAAAAGTAGATACCATCGTAGCTTGGAATGGTTTATTAAGTATCTCTGTTCCTGACCATGTTTCTACCGCTATTTCTCCAGAGGTCGTTCCGTCTGCATCAGGCAACAATATAACTAAACTCCTTCCCAATTCATCTACAGTGGTAGTGAAATCAGTTCCACGAATAGCTATGTTGGCTGATGGAGTTTTAATAGATATATTTCTTTTATCTATCTTTCCTAAAGCACCTGTTATGAAACGAGCCGTACCACTCGCCATGTTCAAGGCAAGCTTACTTTTAGTTGGGTCGGGATCGTAAATATATTCGTCTATAACGATCTTAGAATGCTCTGTCAGCTTTATAATAGACGCATCAACAAATTGGATAGCTATACGCCCATTACCAGTAAACACGCTGTCATAAGAAAGAATATCCAAAGCGAGTTCTGCAAGAAGTTTGTCTCCCCCTGTTTGTCTTAGGATTTCTCCATTACCCCTAAGTTCTGATATTTCTCCTATCTCGGAGTAGGCATTAGTAGCAAATAAAAGTATTAACAGCCACTTGCACATTGGTCAATGTCAACAGAGCTTCCTGACCCACCGCTACTTTGCAATAACAAATTAGCTACATTCGTACTTGTGGTATCAGTTTGGTGTATATCAATATCCATTGAACTACCTGTCAAATTAACTGTTATATCGTGGTCATTAGCTCCTGACTGCACAGTGTCTATATCATTGGAACTTCCTGAAATAGTCCAAGCATTAGTACAACCTATGACCTCACACTTAACATTAAGGTTATTGGAAGCACCTGTAATAGCAAAGTCTTGATCCCCTGAGGTGGCAGTTGCATCTGCACCTTGTGTAAAGACTAAGATATTTCCATCGCCACCAGAAGAAGCCCAATCAAAATCGGATTGTGCTACATCCCCTGTTGCACCCACGGCAAAAGTAGCTGAACCGCTATCCCCTGTATTACTGTAAGTCCAACTGGAACTATTACCTTGTAGAATACTTGCTGCGAAAGTATTACTAGACCCTATTTGGTCTATATCTAACGTCATAGACGTACCACTTACAATAGCTCTAGCTGAAGTAGTACCAACCTTATTGGTTGCACCAATCTGGTCAATCGTCAAAGTTAGTCCAGTCCCTGTTTGAGTTATATATATGTCGTTATTTCCAGCCCAAGAAATTGCTGAAACAAACAAAATAATTAAAGTAATAAATTTCTTCATCTTATTCCTCCGATACCAATGAATCATAATTAAAATCCCAGATTTGTTTTTCTAGCCCCTCTATAACCATTCCATAAACAGCAGCTTCTATTGCCTTTCTAGTTGCCACTCCTACTGGTTCGTTAAATGTACTGCCTGTTTCTCCCTCTCC